CAGACCGATGGCGGCCTGGAAGCCGACGAGATGACCGAGCAGGCCGCGCTCGAAACCGACATCACCGCGATCACGGCGCGGGTGAAGACCCTTTCGACGCTCGAAGCCGCGCAGATGGCGCAGGCGTCCGTTGTCCCGTTCGCATCAGGTGCGAGCCGCACGACGCCGCGTGGCGCAGTGCAGCCCGTCAATCTGCCGAAGGGCACGCTCTTTACCCGCTACGCGATGGCGGTGGCGGCCGGCAAGGGCTCGTTCAGTGACACCGTGGCGTATGCCAAGCGGTTCACGAACACGCCGGAAGTGCTGGCTTACATCAAGGCGACCGAAGGCGTCGCGATTCTCGACAGCCCGTCCTGGGGCAGCCAGTTGGTGAATCCCAACACGATGGCGACGGAGTTCGTGGAGCTCCTGAACCCGATGACGATCATCGGGCGCGTGACCGGCTTCCGCATGGTGCCGTTCAACATTCCCATCATCACGCAGACGGGTGGATCGACCATCGGCTGGGTGGGGGAGGGCGCTGTCAAGCCGGTAGGCGAACTCGCGTTCGACCGCACGACCCTGACCTTCTCGAAGGTGGCGGGCATCGTGGTGTTGACCGAGGAACTCGTGCGGCTTTCGACGCCGAGCGCCGAAGCGACCGTGCGGCAGGATTTGCTCGAGCAGGCGGCGAAGTTCTTGGATGAGCAGTTCATCCAGATTTCGGTCGCGCCCACGGCGAACAGCCCGGCGTCTATCACCTACCAGGTGACGCCGACCGGCGCGAGCGGCACGGACTATCAGGCCGTCTTGGCGGACCTGAACACGGCGCTGGCGACCTTCGACACCGCGAACATCCCGACGAACGGTCTGGAGATTGTCACGACGCCCGCCTTGGCCCGTGGCATCTCGACGTTGACCACGCCGCTGGGCACCCGCGCGTTCGACACGATGACGCCGAGTGGCGGGTCGCTGATGGGGTATCCCGTCATCGTCTCGGCCTCGGTCGATTCCGGGTCGGTCGTCATCTTCAAGCCGTCCGAAGTCTTCATGGCCGACGATGGCCGGGTCACGCTCGACGCGAGCAATCAGGCCACGCTCGACATGGTGGGCGGATCGCCCTCCAGTCCGTCGTTCAACCTCTGGCAGCGCAACTGCATCGGCATCCGGGCCGAGCGGTGGATTCGCTGGCAGAAGCGCCGGGACAACGTGGTCGCGGTGATTGATTCGGCCAACTACGGGCCGGCCGTCGGCTCGCCGTAGGTTCGATTTCGACCGGGGCGGGGCGTGCGGGCTGGGGAGCCGGCGCCCCGCTTCTTCTAGGAGGCGCATGCGTCCAGTGCGGTTAGTGGCTCGGGCGGGCTGCTGGTATGGCGGCAAGGTGCTGGCGGCCGGCGAGTTGTTTTTCGCTCGGGCCGAAGATGCGCCCGTGCTCGTGACGCTCAAGAAGGCCGACCGCGCCGAGCAGTTTGAGGCGCCCGTCCGCGCCAAGCGCACGTATCGCCGCCGCGATCTGCAGGCGGAAACCTCCGAGCAGACGTGAAGACCACCTTTCTCCAACGCACCAAACAATCGCTCCAGTCTCGGCTGCAATCACTCGTTGGCCTGTCGAGCGGCTCGATCTGGGGATCGCTGATTCACGAGTCCTTCGCGGGCGCGTGGCAGCAGAACGTCGTGCTGGATTTCCGCACCGTGCTGGCGAATCCGACGCTCTATGCCTGCGTGACCTTGATTGCCGGCGACATTGCGAAACTCTGCCCGATGCTCGTCGAAGAAGACGAGCACGGCATCTGGAATGAAATCGACGACCTCGCGCCGTATTCCGCGGTGCTCGACGAGCCGAACGATTACCAGGATCGCATTCAGTTTTTCCAGTGGTGGATGCTCTCGAAGCTCATCCACGGCAATACCTATGTCCTGAAACAGCGCGACGGGCGCGGCCTCGTGCGGGCACTCTATGTGCTCGACCCGGCTCGCGTGTGGCCGCTCGTGGCGCCTGACGGATCAGTCTTCTATTCGCTGGCCAACGACATCCTCGCGGAAGTGCCGGACGAAGGCGTCGTGGTGCCAGCCCGGGAAATCATCCATGACGTGATGTTTCCGTTGTTCCATCCGCTGTGTGGCATCAGCCCGCTCTATGCGGCCGGATCGTCGGCGCTCTACGGCTTGCAGATTCGGCAAGCCAGCGGGACATTCTTCGGCAACGGCAGCCGGCCGGGCGGCGTGCTCACGGCGCCGGGCCAGATTTCGCAGCCGAACGCGGATCGGCTGAAAGCCTATTTCGAGTCCGAGTTCACGGGAAATAACAGCGGCAAGATTGCGGTGCTGTCGGACGGGATGAAGTTCGACCCGATGGCGATGACGGCCGAGCAGTCGCAACTCATTGACCAACTGCGGGCGACCGGCGAGGACATCTGCGCGGCGTATCACATGCCGCGGCACAAGGTCGGGGTTGGCCCGGACCCGACGTTCAACAATATCGGCGTCTTGAATCAGCAGTATTACACCGACTGTTTGCAGACCCACATCACGACGCTCAATCGGCTGCTGACGAAGGGCCTCGGGCTGGACCTCGTGCCCGGCCGCGAAGTGGCGGTGGAATTTGACCTGGACGATCTGCAGTTGATGGACACCGGCAGCCGCATCGAAGCCGGGACCAAGGCGATTGTCGGCGGGATGTCGCCCAACGAAGTGCGGGCACGGTTCTTCGATCTCGGGCCGGTGGAGGGCGGCGACGAGCCGTTCCTGCAGAAGCAGAATTGGCCGCTGCAGTTATTGGGGTCCGATCAACCGCAGCCGACTCCAGCCGTGATGGCACCTGCCGCGACTCCGGTCACGCCTGAGCCCGCCGACCTGGCCCCCGGCGAAGTCGAAACGGCGTCGGCGGACTTGCTCCGAAAGGCGTTGGCGGCATGACGGCATCCGACTTGGCCGACGTCATGAAGGGCATTGCGCCCGTCATCAAGGAGTTCCAAGCGACGTCCATCGCTCAACTCAAAGCCGAGTGGGCGACGGAACGCCAGGCGTTCATGGATTTGATTGCGGGCCTCGAATCGCGGCTCGCGTTGGCGGAAGCGCGGCCGCTGCTCGCGGGGCCGAAGGGGGAGAAGGGTGACCGAGGCGACACCGGAGACCCCGGACGAGACGGCCTCACCGTCAAAGGTGACAAAGGTGACCCAGGTGATCCAGGCGTGGCGGGACTTAGCGTCCAAGGCGAAAGAGGCGATCAAGGCGATCCGGGCCTGAACGGGAAAGACGGCCTGAACGGTCGGGACGGGATGGATGGAGCGCACGGCCAGAAGGGTGCGGACGGAATCAGTGTGACGCATGCGTTACTCGACGCGGACGGCCATCTGGTGTTGACGCTCTCGGACGGCTCACGCAAGGCCGTGGGGCCGATTGTCGGCAAGGCGGGTCAGGACGGCCTCAACGGCAAGGACGGCGCTCCAGGGCGCGACGGGCTGCCGGGCGTGCCCGGACGGCCGGGCGAAGGCCGTGACGGCATCGACGGCAAGCCGGGCGCTCCGGGGCTACACGGCAAGGCTGGTCAGGACGGCGTGAATGGCAAGGATGGGGCCGATGGCCTGGGTTTTGACGACTTGGATCTGAACTTCGATACCCAAGCTGGATGGTTATTGCGATTCCATCGAGGCCAGAAGTTTAAGGTGTTCCCATTACCAATCCCCTTTGACGCCGGCGTGTGGCAGGCGGGGAAAGATTATCCCGCTGGTGCGGGCGTGACCTTCAAAGGTGCGTATTGGATTGCTCAGAAGGGCACGAAGGTGCGGCCTGGGGACGACACCGCGGCCTCGCGGGATTGGCGGCTGGCGGTGAAACGTGGCGAAGACGGGCGGCCGGGCAAGGACGGCAAGGATGGGGGCGAATGACCATCCCCACGGTCGTCACGCTCAATCAGGTGTTGGCGCATTTGAATTTACCGCCATCGGGTAGTCCGTTGACATCGAGCGAACTAGATCTGCAACAGAAAATTGACGCGGCGACGGAACTGGTCTGCGCCTATATCAGCGACAGGAAGCCGCCCGATCTGGCATGGATCGCGGAAATCGAATCGTGGGGCCTGACTGGCAGTCCGCTCGTTTCGCCACCGCCGTTGGTGGTCTTAGCCGTGCAAACGCTCGCGGCTTATTACTGGCGCTTCCGTGGGGATGACGAAGGCACGACGCAGCCGATGACGTTGGGCTATTTGCCGACGACCGTGACGAACATCTTGGTCCGCTATCGCCAGCCGGTGGTGTCATGACGCCCGTGACGCTCGTCTACGCCTATTACCAGAATGGCGGCATGCTCGAGCAGCAGTGCCGCGCCTGGAGCGGCTACAGCGCCACCGCCAAAGCGCAGATTGCCGTGGTGGTGGTAGACGATGGCAGTCCGACCGTGCCGGCGTCCGCGCATCTGACGGACTGCGGCTTGCCGGTCACGCTCTATCGGATTCACGAAAACCTGGTGTGGAACGTCGCCGGCGCCAGAAATCTCGGCATGCAGCAGGCCGCGGAGGGATGGTGCCTGCTGACCGACATCGATCACGTCTTGATGCCAGAGGATGCGGATCGGCTGGTGAGCACCACGCT